ACCAAAACCAGCTCTGTATTCTACATTTATCATGTAAAAATTTAAGCCTAATAATCGTACATTCTTAGCGTTTTTTTCAAAATTAACTTAAAATAAAATATCAAGATAATACGTTTCTCGTCGAGAAAAATATTATCAATATTATCTTGTTTTACTTGCACCGAATATGCAAAAAGCCTTATATTACTACGTAAGTTAATTAAACAAAGGAGATACGAAATGAAAAAATGTAAAGTGTGCCAAAAAAAAGAGGTTGTGTTGGTTTCTGAAACTAAGATAGGTTCTGGAGTAACAAATAAGGTCTATGAATGGTGTGGGAATTGTTGGTTATTTGGTGGAAAAGTAGAAAATGAACCTAAAGCAATATGCACACCTAAGCTACCAATAGTGTCACCATTTAAAGTATATTCAGCCTCATACGGAAAAAAAGGAGAGCAATAAAATGAATGAATTAACTTTAACTAAAATGGAAAGAATACTTTGGGATAATGATTTAGAAAAGATGTTTACTAATCATTTGAGAGATGCTGAAAGAGATTTAGATGAGTTAAAAATATGTCCTCAATTTTACGGACAAGCAGAAG